TGAGACATGGGGTTCAGCATACACAGTGTGTGAATGCACAGGTGGTTGATAACAACCCCGCAGTTACCCAAGTACTAACGTGCTGGAAGAAGTGTACTTCTGATTACATACCTTTGATAGGTAAGAAGTTGAAGAAGACACTTGATGAAGATGGTTGGATTCAGATTCCAAGCCAGAGAGAGGCTAAATCGGTGAATCTTAAAGATACATCTTCAACAAAGCCTGATTGTGAAGATTATACTCCAGTCGGAAGTCTTTATCCTAGGCAAAAGAAGAAGTTTAAGGTGCCAATTGTGAAGACAGTTGATGGAGGAGAATTTCCAGAAGAGTATCAGGTTGTACCAACTATGAAAGTGTATGGTGTGCGACGAGAGGATGGAGGATATCCTGTTGTTGCGCGTAGAGGTAACATCATTACGAAAGTAGTTAGGAATGTTGTTGAGTTTGTGCGAATGGTGTATGATTGGCAAAGAGGAAGGAATACATCTTACATTCAAGGAAAGGCTCTTCCTCAGGCATTGAGAGAGAAGTGTTTTAGGATGAAACTAGGTGATAGTTGGATTAAGGTGCGCTTCGATCCTTTTAGACGGAAGAAGAGGAAGTTAGTTAAATCTTTTTCTTATTTGCAGGGCGACGAAGTTATAATTCTTGATCAAGAGAAAGAAAGTACAAATGTAGTGCCATCTCATGTAGAATCACCTTCAAGTTTGTCGAGTACTTTTGTGAATAAAACTCCTAGTATTGAAAATTTATTTGAAAGAGAATATCATCTTGAGACAATAAGTATACCCATCAATTCTGGAATTAAAACTAGAGTATATGAAATTACTCTACCATCAACTTTACTTAGTAAGATATACCCTTTTAGCGGTATTCTTTTTACACACTCAATTTTAAGGACTAATATTCAGATGTTTGTTAGAGTTAATGCTACACCATTTCATAGTGGATGTTTATTACTCTCGTGTCAACCAAGTCATAAAACAACAGCAATAGCATCGTCAGATATGATGCTAATGCCCCATTCTTTCCTAGATATAGGTCATGCTACGAATGCTACTTTATTAGTAGAACATATCACACCTCACTTATTCTTAAATGGACCTTCTAGTAATGTTAATCCGTATATGAATCAAAATTTTATTATTTATATTTGGAATTCATTGGGGGTGGGGACTGGATTACCCACTACATTGAATTGTTCTATTCTTTTCAAATTTATAGATACTCAAATTAGTATAAAGAGACCATATAATAAGAG